CCCCCCCCCAGCTCGTTATCGCCGTTATGCGATGAAAGGACTCACTACGATTTCTACATCTTTGTAGTACGGGTTAGAGTCGCCGCCTTCAATCAGCATGCGGTCAATGAGCTTCTTCGCTGCCGCACGGTTCTGATAGCCAACCACCAGTGTGGTAGGACGAACACCCAGAGGCGTACCGTCAGCGCGTTTCATCGCACCCATCAACTGAATTGCTGCTTCATAGTTGGCTTCGGTCAGCGCCGCTTTAGAACCAATCGCCAATTGAGGGAAAGAGAACCCCACGTTGCAACGGCCATCAACACCCGCAACCAGCTTGTTGTTGAACCAGGTGTATTCTTCATTCGGGTTCATGTTCTTAAACACGAATGGGCGGCGGTTCTGATAGATCACAGGCTTTAGGACTTGTGATGTATCGAGTAGGAACCAAGGCGACCCCGTATCCGTTGACGGATCACCGACCACGTTCGAGAAGGTAGTTGCTGGCGTGGTGTCCAATGGGTGGTCAGTGTCAAAGAAGTTTTGACCGTCATAGCACAGGGTTGCAAAGCCAGCGACTAGCAGCGGATATGCTAGCTTGTCTGGGAACATAGCCGCCTGATCACCAAAGCGCTGAGCGATGATGGAGTATTGGCCGATCTGGTCGTCTTCCACGTCTTCACGCTTGACTGAGATAGAGCTTTCAAACGTTTTGTTGAGGATTTGATAGCCATGTTTGCCAATATCCGCCAACTGACGATCACCGACCCACTCTTTAATCTCTGGCAAATCTTTAAGCCAGCCATAGAGGTTAGATGCACCAGACGATGGCACTTCGGTTGCTACCATATTCCATTGCGGTTTTGCTGCATCCACGCCACGCACGAAGGATGCATTCATTGAAGCAAATAGCGCTTCGATTACTTGAGCTTCACTTAAAGCCATGATTACGCTCCCTTAGCCAGAGATTGCTTAGACTTGAGGTACTCTTCTTGAGTCACTCCCATTTTGCGACACAGCGCGATCTCTTCTGGGTCAAGTTCGTCGGCTTGTACAGAAGTTTGCGTGGTGGTCACTTTTGAGTTGGTTGCAATCGCTGGCGCGGTTTCAACAAACTTCTTGAACTGCTCAATGCCACCTTCCGCACGACACATGCTGAGGAACATTTCTTTGTTCGCAGGGGCAACTTTGCCAGCCTTGATCGCATCTTCTACCAGCGCATCAATTTCAGATTCCTGAATGGCCTTTAATGCCGCTTCAGCAGTTTCAGCGCGGTTAAGTGCTAGCTGATAGGTTTCTTTAGGCACGGCCACATTGAGATCAATGTTTGATGCACGGTTAAGCGCAATGTCTTTCTCTGACTTCAGAGAGTTGATTGCGATTACCGCGTCTTGCTCGGTTGCGGTTTCGGCCAAGCCAAGCGCAGCGAGAATAAGCTGTGGTAGCTTCATTTCGTTTTCCTCTTGTCGGTTGAGGGCGGGTACATTTAGGTTGGGATTGTTGGTAAAACCTGAACTTTCGATGCTGTAGATAACACCTGTTTCCTTATCGTAACCAAACGCTGGGGAATAGAAGGCGTACTTCTCTCCTCAATCATTTCTCGGCCTTCGGCATTCAATTCCACAAACCCCCAAATCTCGCCGTTGCGATTTTCCAGTGACGTGATCCAGCCGTAAGCGGGTGCAGGCTCACCGTTTGGCGCTTTGATATGGGTTGAATGTTCTACATCGAATGGGCGCTTTTTAGTGAAGCGCTGGATAATGGCGTTAGGGTTGGAGTTGTTCCAAGTGCGTCCATCAATCCCTTGAAATGTTCCGGCCGGAATAAGCGGAAGCCAAACACCTGCGGTGGCGGCATCCACATTTGCCATGTTGAAACAAAGGGCAGTAAGACAATTAGCCATTGATTACTCCGGTTCATAAGCACTACATAACAACCTCCTTGGTGGTCGGTTGATATGAACTTGTTTTGGTGGAGTAAGAATGCGCCAATGCGACAACCGAGCCGAAATAACGGCAGTTGCTCAAATTGATAGGGTTGGGATACGTTTTGGGAGGGGAGAAAAGCGTGGTTAAGATTACCGCAAAAAAACAGGTTGGCAAGCGAAACGCAAAAGCCAACCAAAAACACAACGCCGAACCTAGTTTAAACCATGTTTAAATCGCGCCAGATTGATTTAAACTTTTTTATTGATACCTTTGCATGCCTTTTGGCTTTCTGTCGCGTTAGAGAGCGTTACATAAAATCACCAACTAAGTTGGCATGAATCCTTACCGCGAGATCATATTCACATAGAAAAATATCATTCACCTGGTTCTGCATATCCGCCAAGATTTCTTCTTGGTTCTTTTCCACGACACGGTATCCAAAAAGCTCCGCCGAATTTTTAAGGTCCTCCAATTGCTTGCTAGATAGCACACCAAGCTTATAGCCATTGTCCATATCGACGGCATCTTTAAACTGCTCATCCATTACCAAGCCAATGCATGACATAGGCAAATAAACATAGAGCTGACGCATTAACTTAACTCCCACATTGCTTCAGTATGGTTAATGATCGCTGCATTCACGCCACCCACAGAAGCCTGCTGAACATTCTGATTGCGTTGATTAAACATGATTGCATTGGATAGCACGCCTGCGATAGAGAGCTTGAATGACTCTAGCAACCCAGTAGTGTAAGAGGAGGTAGTCCAAGAACGCATTAAGCGATCAACTTCAACAGCTTGAGTCGAACCTGAACGAGTAGCCTTAACCTCGCCATCAACCAATATTGATATTGTGGCACCAACACGCTTGAGTAGATAAACGTGACGCGCTGATGGATTAAAGCCTGATGTTGACCATGTCACAACATAACTACCCGCATAAACTTGGATGCCATCGCCATTGGACAAAGACCGAAAGAAGTTATCAATCGTTGAACCAGAGAAAATGGATTGGTAAGCCGATGGATTTAATCCACTCACCGCCACTTCCAATTCAAAATCAACACCTGCTGGAACAACCAAAGGCGAACTCAACAAAGCGTATTGCGTTAAACCATCAAACCTTGGGTAGTAAAGCTCAGAAGCAGGTAGAGAAAGACGCTCACAACGCAATGCACTTGATTCAACATAGGTGACTGGCTCGCATCCACTTTCTTCATAAATCACGCACCACCCCCTAGTATCTCCGTTGAGTAGGTTTCTTGCTCTGCGATCAACAACAGCTTAGTGCAAGTAAAGTCGCGGCCATTAGCGCGAATTTGTATGGCCGTGCCATTGGTCGCAATGTTTCCGTTTTTATCGACACTGAAGAAAGTCGAGAACGTCATCACATCCTCATCCACTTCTAAGCTCCGGTTCTGCACCAGTCGGTTGCCTTCAGTGCCTAAAAAATCCAGCTCCAATGAACGGGTTGCCGCAGAGCCTGGAAAGCTACCGATAAAGTTTGCTTTAAAGTGCAAGCTGGCGTCATCGTTAAAACTGCGCAGCAGATTGGCTGCTGTATCAAAGAACGGCAGCAAGCTGCCGAATATCGGCGCTGCGGCTTTGATGCGGTCAATCAAGTTGTATGTCACCCCCTGCGTGAACACCAAAGGTGATGCGGAAAAGTCAAACAACACTTCGCTCTTATGTCGATGCGCGTCTGAACCTGAAGTTAAGGGGGCTTCATAGATCATGCAGGCGTTACTCCTACCGTGGTTTCACCACTGTTGGTTTTAGCCCAAACCAGATCACTGCCTGTTAGCTCATACACATAACGCTTTTGCGCTAGCATTGGGTCGCCTTCGGTGGTTACTGCTGGCTGCGTTTCTGCAACCAGCATTTGCCCGTTAACTGCTCCGCGATTCACAAATACGCCTTTCAACCCTACGTTGATTTGGCGGTATTCACTGGAGACTATTTTCACTGCTGTGGTAGCCATGATCGTTCCTCTTACTGTTTTAAGGTTTCATTCAAGCGCGTCTCTTTGGCTTGCAAATCATCACTCAGCGCTTGCTCTCGTTTCTTACCTGGGTTGTAGTTCCAACCAGGCTCAATGCCTTCGGGCAATACTTCCACTTCTCCGGTGCGTTTGTTTACCCATCGCTTGTTTTGCGTATCAGGCGCGGAGGTTTTCACCTTGCCTTCAGCGATCAGGTTTTCAGCTTCCCGCTTTGATACTTGCCGAACCCAGCACTTACAGCCCCAGCCGTTGGGCGGCATAAACTGCGCCCAAAACGGATCACCCACTGGCAGCAGAACACCATTCAAACGCACATGATCAAGCCGATGCTCACGCGATGGCCCCAACTGATAGAGCAAATAGGGCATGGCGCGCTTGGTTTTTTCGATGCGTTCCCACTGGCCTGCGGCGCGAGCGGTGCGCATGTTGGTGCGGTAAATGGTTTTTAAACGGCCTTCACTGCCCAATTGAACAAGCTTTGATTCTTGGGTGAGTGGGTCATCCATCACTTGTACGCCCCACCACCCAGACTTCACCAGTAGCGGCTTGAGCAGATCACGAAACTGCTCAAAGGTTTGACCTTCGGCAATGGCCTGCTCAACCAACTGCTTCACCTCAACCAGCAAATCGGCATTGAGCATTTTGGCTACGGTGAAAGCGTTTGCGTGTTCCTCTTTCCACACGTCACGGTAGTCAAAGCTTGGCTTAATTCCTTTGCGCTTGAACCATTCCAGCGACTCTTTGGGCACAATGTTTTTAGGCATCGCGCGCATCTCCTAAACCGCGAGCCTGAAACATCAGCTTCGCCATCTGTTCAACAAACTCACCCTCGCTGAGTTCCGCTTGCAAGGCAGGCAGGCCAGCCAAGAACGCATCATAACTGGCCGAGTCTTTGGCGAGCTTTAAGATCGGGTTCATAAACTCTTCGCCAGTTTCCACCCATTCGCTAACGGCTTCATCGGTCATCGCATCAACCTCCGCGTCTACGCTTTGGCTGATGCGGTTGATCGCAATACCTTGCGAATGGTTTAGGCCAACCTCTAGAGATTGCATGGAAGCTTGCGCCATAGGCACCAGCACTTCTTCTTCGTTCTCTGGCTCACTCAGGCCGAACTTATCACGCACGGATGAAGCGCTCACGCGTAGGCCACGGTCGATCAGTGGCGTTAAGCTATCGACCAGAACTTTGAGATCTTCCGGCTCTGGGATTTTGATGCGCACTTTCGGGTAATGCTCTTGCACACCCCAGTTGAGGATGATGTAAGGCTTAACCAAGAATTCATTGATGCAAGATTCGAGTTGGCGCGCATCCCACTTGGCAATATCAATCCGCACTTCGTTGTGAACGTTTGCTTGCGATTGAGAGCTGCCATTGTCGGCGGTCATGGTTTGGCCGAGTACGGCTTTTGAAATCTGTTCATCACACCAACGCGCCATGTTTTCAAATAGCGTGTCGCCGCCATTGCCTTTGGCCGTTTCTAGCAAGTCAATCTTCATTGACTCTGGGATCACCGCACCCGCATCACTGGCGATGCGGCCAATGGCATTAATCAGCGTGCTGATATCGCCCTCACTAGCGT